GGTTGAACCATTACCGTACCATCATTCATTTCTTTTACTGAACCCAAACCTCTACTACTAATACCTAAACGAATATTATTTTTTAATAATTCTTTTAAGATATTACCTGATGGTGTTGAAAGTATTTCTACTACTCCACACACATCATCACCATCCCAATAGATTTCTCTAATGTTATGTGATACATTTTTTAAATTAATAACCGGAGACTCAGGATGGTCTAATTCACCTAAAGCTCTTCTTTCTTTAATAAGTTGTTCATATTTTTTACACTCTCTTTCAAGAATGTCTTTTGGATATCTTCTATTATTTTGATTAGGTGCACCCGCTCTTTGTAGGATTCCTTTAACCAAATAAGTTCCATTTTCTTCCTGTTGAAGTTTAGCTTCAAATAAATGGGTTTCTATTAGTAATCCTTTATTCATTATTTTTTATTTCTTAATGCTGCTAAATCAGAACCTTCAATCTCACCATCACCATCTACATCTAATTCTTTTTGTTTGTCAGTTAATTCTTCTGGTAAACCAGTTAATCTGCCTTCCGATTTTGCTTTACTAGCTTTATCTACTGCATTAAAGAATTTCTTTTTTTCATCATCAGACATATCTGGAATAGACTTACCTGTTCTATCTAACATATGTTTAAATAATTTTTGATAATCATTTTCTTCTTTAACAACTTGACGGATAAGTTCTTTTAATTCTGTATGTTTCATTATTCTGATATTTGTCTAATTTTTTGGTCTAATTTTAAAAGTCTCTCTTGTATACTATAAATATGACCATTTGTTCTTTTCCAATAAGATTTATTATCTACTCCACTTTCGTTCTTAATTTTACCATACCAATTAAGAAATCTCTCCATTTCTCTTAATTGTTTATTGATGTTAGATATACCTCTACCAATTTTAGATTGTGCAGTTGATTCATCTTGTTTTAATGCTAACCATCTATTTTCATTTACTACACTATATCCTGTAAGGTCTGCTTGTCTTTTTCCTTTTGTTTTTTCATTTTCAGGTTTACCAAATGCAAAAGGAGTATTATAATCACCTGCAGCATCACTACCGGTCATTTCTTCCATCATTCTTTCTTTAACTATTTTACGAATGATTTCTTTAAGTTTATTAATTTGTTCTGTTTTTTTATCAGGCAATCCCTTATGTGATGTTGATGCAAAATCTTTAGCATCTTTATCGGACATTGAGTCTGCTGCTTTTGCAACTTCTGGAGATGGAGCATCCATATCTCCTTTTTGTACGGCATGTACCATACCCATAAATCTTTGTTGTGCTTTTGATTGTGCTGGCATATCTAATTAGTTTATGATAATAATAATGCACTTCCTGCTGATACTTGAATTCCTATTGGATATGCTGGATATATTTGGCCTGTTATCAATGTTTGCAATGATAACGCTCCACCACCTTCTAAATATAAAGAACCAGAGGTAACAACACCAATAGGTAATAATACTCCCCAAACAGAACTTAATACTTTTCCCGTTGAACCCGTTGCATTATATTCGATAGGCCCTACACGTTTTATAGAACCGGTGGCATCATATCCAATTGGGATTCCATTACTACCATGATTATTCATTGCTAATATTGCGCTACCTGATGTAACTGTATCTATTCTAAAAATTCTATTATTTGTCATTTTTTATTTTTTTAACGATTGTTTTAATTCATTTAATAGTTCATACGTCATCATCATTGCTGATAAATGTTGTTCTTTAATTTTTTTAACAGATTTAATTTTTCTAATATTTGAAATTGTTTCTGCTAATTTAATTTTTGTAACCTTATCTGAAATTTTACCTCCGATTTCTTTTAATGAATTTACCAAATTGGTTACTTCATTACTAACATATTCATTTAATTTACCTGTATTATTAATGTTATTAATATACTCTCTTAATAATCCTTTTTGTTGTTCGGTAAGATTTTTATATTTGTTATTAAATGATTCTATTAATAATTTATAAGATACTGCTCTTAAATCTTCATCTTGTTTTCTATATTCTTCCAAAACCATATCTTTGATTTTTATATCTTTATTTTGAATAGAAGAATTAATAATATTTTCTGCAATTGTAAATCTTGCTGATACTATATCAGTTGGTTCATATTGTGTATCGGTTACAACTGTTTCAAATATTTTATAAATAGATGCTAATGTTTTATAATTAGAAATTGGAGATTTAATAAACTCATCTAAATCATAAGTTTCTTTAATCTGTTTTATAAGATTGTATTTTTCTTTTGTTAGTTTTTTCTCATCGATTTTTTTACGAGCTTCTAATATTGTATTGATAAATTGTTCAGCTTTTGATTCTGAATTATATTTTTCATTAATAAGATATTGATACAATTTCAATTCTTTCGATAATTCTTGCTTAGAATTAAAGTGTTCTTTTAAAAGTTTTTCAGCTACTGACTTACTAGATGACATTACTTCTGCAGTAATTTGTCTTACTAATAATTCAAATATAAATCCCGTATTTTTAAATTTCGAATGTTTTATTTTTTTCATCAAATTATACAATTATTCTGATATAAATATATTTTATTATTGGTTTAATACTATTTTGTGTTATCTTCTGTTAAAATAGTCTTTTTATTTCCGTTCATATCTTTAAATATCTCTAAATATGAATCTCTTGCTTTGTATTTTACCGAACCTTCTTTTTGTTTAAGGGTCTTAATACCTAATGGGTCTCTACCTTCTGGGTGGTCATCTTTACCATATCTAACAGGGTCTTTTGGTCTACCTACTCCATCTTCTTCTAATTCCGATTTAAGTCTATCTAATTCTTCTTCAACATTTGTAGGGCCCTCTGTTCCTGTTTCTTTTGCAGGGTCTACACCTTGTGTTTCAATTGATGTTAAACGGAATGTTTGTTTAGTATCATCTAATACCTGTAATGTCATTGTATCTTGTTCATCTTTTGCAAGTTTCATTACTGCTTCATACATCCATTCTTTGGAGAACATTTTAGTTGCTTGCATTTGTTGAATTAATGCTACTTTAGAAGTATATAATTCAACTTGTTCTTGTTCATATATTTTTGATGGTATTGTAAGTTCTAATGTAAAATTAGTTAATCTATCATCAGTAATACCTTGTGCATATAAATGTACAATTGCAATTTTAGTTAATTCTGAAATTAATACTCTTTGTACTCTTTCGATTGTTTTTGCAAATCTAACATCTTGTGATGCAAGTGTTGCTTTACCATTTACATCTTCTTCATATCCTAAGAATGCTTTTGGAATTTTTAAAGCTGCCATCATTTTACCTTTTAAGTAATTGATGTCGTCAATCATATTATATTCTAAACCTTTCAATGTATCAATTGAAGTACCATTATCATTACCACGAACTGGCATATAATAATCTTCAATAAGATTCATCATATTATATTTTAAATTATATTCACCAGTTCTCTCATCTATAAATGGAACTTTTTTTGAACTATTAATAATTTTTTGCATGTAGTTATCTACCTCATTTGGTGGAATATTACCTACATCAATTTTAAATATTCTTTTTTCAGGTGCTCTCATTACTCTATGAATTAACATAGCATCTTCCATTAACATCAATTGTTTCCAAACTCTTCTTGCACCTTCAATCATAGATTTTCCATAAGGCAAAAAGTTTGAATCTGAGTTTAATCTAAAGTGAGCCATCTCATAATTTTCAAATTCTTTCTTTGGAGTTTGACCATAACCACCAGATGGGTTTTGATATGGTGCGTATATAAATTTAACTCTTTGAGGATTTTCTGGGTCAAAGTTTTCAACTCTAGTTACTTCATATGTTGATAACGGCATTACATTTACAATACCCAATTTATCTGCTATTTCTAATTGTAAAAATAAATCACCATATTTAACTAAGTTTCTAGTCCATGGCCATAAATTAAATTCTACATTTACAATATCATAAAATAAATTTTCTAATAATTGTTTTATATGGTCATCTTCATGATGAATTTTTAAAACATTACCCATTTCATTTCTTGCGGTAGTTTCATCTGAATATACATCTAATGCCGATGATAAAATTGGGTCTGAGTCCATTGAGTCATAATCTCTAAACAAATCAATTCTAACTTGTTGATATGCCATCGATGATGCTGTTTGGCCTGTACCATAGTTTGTCACTTTCATTTTCATAAAGCGGTCAACTAAGTTTGTAGTCATATTCTGCCATTCATCCGTATCAATGACTTTAACACCATCTTCTGTTTTACGAACAATAGTGTTTGTTGAAAATAATTTCTGTAACCTACTAAATATTGATTTATCTGCCATTTTTGTTTATATTAACTTTAAATATACGGAAAATATTTGGTTTTACCAAATATTACCATTTCCTACAACTCCAATAATTTGCTTTTGTTCTTGGACCTGGGTTATCACAATTCATTCTTGCTCTAAATGATTTTCTAGCGGCAGGATTTGATTTTCTAATTTTCATTCCTTTTTGGCCAAAATTTACTTTGATTATTTTTCCTGTTGTGGGATTTTTAACATATACTTTAAATTTTTTAACATCACCTTGCATTGGGTGTCCTAACTTAACTTCTCTGCCTTGATATTCTGCTTCATAAAGACATGGACAACCACCTTCATCTAATGTATTTTTGTAGGCTTTTAAAAAATCAATAAAATCATCAATTTCTTCTGGTTCTACATCCAATTCATCATAATCGTTATCCTCATACATTCCACACTCACATTGTTGCATTGGTTTACCACAATTTGGACATTTATCTTCATGTACAATTGCAGCGTCACCATAATATCCTCCAGGTTGGTCGTTTTCTCCAAACATACCTACAAAATCACCTTGATATTTATTACCAGGTCTGCCTGACATTGCAGTTGCAAAATCTTTTCTAACTTTTTCTTTTCCTTTAGCTATAAAATTAAAAAGGTTTTTAGCATTTAAATTAAAATCATCTATAAATTTTTGTACTATACTATCACGTGTACCCGTCAATCGAGCAATCTCTTTTGCTTCTCTACCGGTTGTTTCACTTACTACATTTTCCTTTACAGGAACACAATTTGGTACTTCTCTACCATCTTTTTTCTTAGTTCCTACCATTTCATATCCTTTCCAACAAGGATTTTCCATTTCTTTTAACGGAATTAAATTAATTAATCTCATATTACAATAGTTTCAACATATAAATATATAATTATCCTAATAACCAAGTTAAATTTTCTACTCCCTTTTTACCCATATCCATTTCATAAGGATTTTGTTTAAGATGTCCCGATGCAACAAATCCGTTATATTGATTTACCTGTGTTGAATTTAACATTGTTTTTGTCAAATCAATACCTTCTTGTTTTAAACGAAGTGCCGTATTTCTTACCCAAAGTCCAATTGCCATTGCCATTGTTAAGTCATCATTATAACCCTTCATTGCTTCGGCTCTACCTGCAGTCCAAATGAATGTAAATAGTTCATCTATAAGTCTTTGAGAACGAATGAGGATATCTTTACCATTTATGTATGTATCTAATGTTGAAATAATAAGTGGTCTTGTCTTTATTGTTGTTCCAAATCCCGCAACTAATTTCTTTTCGTCTCTATAAAACTTATTAGACATTTGTTTTTCAACATCAATATATTTTAGGTCATTACTCATATAGAATAAATTACCATATCCTCTATCAATTACTTGTTGAATAGTTGCCCATCCTACATTTGAGTTTTCTATAATTAATAGTGCATTATTCCATTCTGTGGATACTGCTACTAAAAAGTTTCCAAAATCTTTTGTTTCAATTTTGCCTCTATATTCTGCAACCTGTGAGCTATCTTCAATATCAATAATTTGAAATGTAGAATAATCCGAACCATCACCTCTAGCGACATCGGCAACTACCATATA